CACGGGGTCTCTCGTCGTTCGCTTAACCGCGTGCGATGACAGCTTGTCGCTGCCTCCCACTCTCGGTTTAGTTAGCTACTAAACTGGGGAATCTTCTGCTCTTGAGCGTCGCTCTTGAGGTGGTCAGAAGATTCTACGCAATGCTCTAGCGGTCTTCACGGTATCCATTCGTGAAGAGTTTTCACTTCTTCGGTGGGTTGCTTCCATCGTCGTATCAGGCTTCGGCCTGACGGTGACTTCAGAGAGGCTGTTTACCGACAGTCATCTCTCCCTAGGGCTAACTTGCTTTCGTAGCAAGGTTGCCTGCACTTAGTGCTTTTCAGGAAAAGAGGTACTATGGGTCCCTTTGCAAGGACTTTAAATCTGCCAGCGTCTTACTCCCTTCCGCGTTCTCGCGAATGGGGGCTAATCAAGACAACTGTGTGGAACACACAGAAGTCTCCCTGGAAGGATCCGCTACCCTTTCAGATGGCGCTTCGTTACGTGCAATCCAGTGCCTTCCAGGAAAATACCCCTGGGAACGCACCGGTTGGGTATGCGCAGTATGCGCCGACCATACGTCTCGACTACCAGCAGTTAGCAGAAAACAAAGCCTACAGCAAATTTGTCGCTGGTTTGGGAGATCAGAGCCTTTGGGCTGTGAATCTCCATGAGCGCAAGCAAGCAGTCGCAATGATTGTGAAGCGAGCTACTCAGTTCCGCAAAGTGATGAAGGCGTTAAACCGCTTTGACTTTCCCGCCGCGTGGCGTCTTCTCGGTCTTGGCGAACCCAAGACTGGGGTGATTAGGCGGTCCTCAAAAAGGGCCGCCAACGCACTGCTCGAACTTCGGTTCGGCTGGATCCCGCTCGTGCAGGATATCGAGGCAGCGTTCAAAACTATCTTTAACGACCCCCCCTTTAAAAGGGTGGTTGGCAGGGGCTCCTTTACTGGTTCCTTTGTTTGGGATAGTGGCCATCGCTCTGACGTATACCAATGTGGTTGTCGTCTCCAAGCTGATGTTAGGGTAAGTCACCCTGATCTCTTCTTGGCCTCCCAATTGGGTCTGCTAAACCCTCTTGGTTTCGCGTGGGAGGTGGTTCACCTTTCTTTTCTGGTGGACTGGCTCACCAACGTTGGTCAGTGTCTTAATTCCTACACTGATTTCGTTGGTCTGGAGATGACGAGATCCTTTGTCACTCACTACACGAAAGCGACCGAGGTCTATTCGAACTCGGCTTATGACTATCCGCCGACTCATCCGAGTTGGTTCAACACTACTTTCACGTGTGTTGGCGTTTATGTGGAGAGACGCGTCGGGGCAATACCTCCCCCGAAGCTGCAAACTCCACCTTTTCGCGGATTGTCTGTTGTGCGCGGAGCTACAGCCATAGCGCTTCTCGTGCAGCAGTTCCAGAGCGGCCCGAAAGGGCGCCGCTTCGCGGCTTTACGCTCGTCCTACACCGATTAGTTACCGGTGTAAACCCCTGGAGTTAACCCCAGGCCTTTTAATCCTCCTATGACCGTTGGTCCTCTAGGTTACTGAAAGACTCTTATGGCACAAGCCGCCGACATCGTCGTAAAAGACGCGGACAACACCACAGACGTTACTTACGCCTTGGTTGCCGCCAGCGGTGGGGACAAGAGCCCTGCTATCTGGCGCAGTAATGCGCTTGGGACCGCTGCGAACCAGAAGCCCACGTTGACGATGAGCTCCCGCCCTAACGGCGCGGGGACTGCTCGTCGTGTGGACATCCAGTTCGCGTATCCCTACACCGTTACTGGTACCGATGGTATCTCAAGGGTGCAGGACAAGTTCATCTCGAACATGTCCGCCGTTGTCCCTCTCGGGATTCCGGACTCCGTGCTCGCGCACGCTGCCGCGCAATTCGGGCATCTGAACAACCATCCAGCGATTTATTTCGCGCTGGTCTCTGGTTACGCAGCTACCTGATACCGCACACCCGATCGGCTTAGTCAGCCGATTCACTTAAGGAGATACCATGCCTACCCTTCTCCCACATGACGTGAGGAAGGCGATCCTTCAGCTAATGACGGATCTCTCCACACCCGTAAGTCTCGCTGTCCGGGAGGACATTGAGAACGAAAGGTGGGACACTCTCGCATCCCGCGAGATTAGTCCTAGCACGTACCCTGACGCTGAAAGCTATTGGCGTGATGCCACCGCTGTAAGCATGCTCAGGAAATGTCAAGATCTTCCAACTTCCTTCGACCGTAAGGCCGTCGCGTTGGAGAATTTTTTCAAAACCGAGCGGGAGTGCTTGCGCACCAACTCTCGACTCCAGCCGTTCCTTCCCCCAGCGATGGGCTACCGAACGGGGCTTCACGATTTCTTTGATCGTGCTGCTAAAATCTGTGAGTCAATTATTGGCCGGTGCCCTGACAACTCGTTAGATCGAGTTCAGGGGCGTTTCGGCCCTGGTGCGACATTTGGAGACAGGGGTCGTTTCACAACAATCCCGGACAAAATGTCCTCGAGACCCACCCTTACGCAGGGGGCCATATTCCACTTAGTACCGTGGACTGGCACGCTATGGGCGAAAGCTTGTAGTTCCTCTGGGAAAGAACCCGCTTTTGAGAGAGGGAATCGTTTTACAACGGTTCCAAAGGATTGCAAGAAAGATCGCGGCATTGCCGTGGAACCTTCAATCAATCTTTTCTTTCAACTCGGCTACGGGAGAATACTCCGCAGTCGTTTAAAAGAGCGCGCCAACATCCAGTTGGCTAAAGGGCAAGATATTCACCGGGCGCTCGCCCGTGAAGCCTCGATCAAAGGCCATCTTTGCACCCTGGATCTTTCGAACGCTAGCGATACCGTTTGTACCAATCTCGTAAAATTGGTGCTCCCGCCCGGGTGGTTCGATGTTCTGAACCAACTACGCTCACCATTGACTCACGTCGAGGGTAAGTGGGTGCTGCTGGAGAAATTCAGCAGCATGGGTAACGGTTTCACGTTTGAGTTAGAGACACTTATTTTTCTGTGCCTCATCCTCGCGTTGGACCCGACGGGCCACAAGCTCGTTTCGGGAACAAACGTTTTCACCTACGGTGACGACATCATTTGTCCAACGGAGACCTCAAGCGCTGTGATAGCCATGTTAAGTTATTGCGGTTTTACGCTCAATGACAAGAAATCTTTCGTCACTGGGCCGTTCCGCGAAAGCTGTGGCGGGGACTTCTTCGAGGGTGTGGACGTCCGTCCATTCTTCTTGAAGGAGTATCCCCTTGAACCACAGCAACTTATCACGCTTGCTAACGGTCTGCGTAGGAGTTGCGCTGTTCGCAGTCGCCACTTCTATACTTACCGCAGTTGGCGGAGGGTTCTTGATTGCCTTCCCAAGCCTGTCCGTGACTGTCGGGGCCCCGAGATACTCGGCGACCTCGTCGTCCACGACGACTTTGAGAGATGGGCTACAAGAACCCGATTTGGCATCAGATACCTCCGAGTCTATCGTCCGGCCCGATTCCGTAAGGTCTCGTGGTCGAACTTCAGGCCCGAAGTGATCCTAGCTAGCGCCTGCTACGGAGCTGGTGACGGCGGAATCTCGTATATCAACAGCGAAGGACTCACGTCCAGAGTTGTTGAGGGCATTACGCCCCGAGATGCTGTCGCCGGTTACAAGGTAGGCTGGGTGGCGTACTCGTAAGAGTGCGCCGGCGGGGGTTTCCCCCGTCCTTTTGGGCCCCCTACATTGGGC